ACCATGTTTAAAGTTGATTAGAAAACACTATTTAAGATAAAAGGTGGAGCACCTTGAAATCTTAACATAGTGAAATCCTCTCCAGCAGCTGATAACACAGGAACATATGCTGTAACAATATCACCCGAATAATTCGTGTAGAATGTTACTGCATAATCTTTAGTCCATTTATCTTCCATATTGCAATCTCCACCAGTATTAGTACCAATGCCATCAACGGCAAAGGAATACGAATAAAAATTTCGACTGTAATAAGGTAGATCGACTTCAATCCCACCATTGGAGTCGGGGTTAAAAGTAACTCCTCCTCCCATTGGTGGAACTTCACTATCTACTGTAAAAGTTGCTGATATATCTGTAAGAGATGGAATTGTTGTAGATGCAGTCTCTGCATTTAATTTTACAAAGACTGGTCCATTAACAACACTACGATTATAATTAATAATCGGAAATCTCTTCCGGATAGAACCTCGTATCCCGAGATAAGCGGGACGCAAATAGTCAAACAAACCGCGAGTAGCGGTAGTAGAACCATAAGCTGTCATCTTCGGCATGATATTATCAACCAATTGAATAACGCGCATCGTTGTAGCAGCTGCTACAGTGACACTATGTGTCGCTTCAGCGGATGTAAAACGTTTCAATACAGAACGGAAAGAGACTGGTCTCTCACCGTAATGTTCTTCACAAATTATACCCGAGTCAGCATTACTTCTGTTTAAAGAAACACATGGCGTTGTCTGACTGGAGATAGACATCGTGTCGACTTCTGACTCCGTTATAATCTCTCGACTGAAACTTACATCTCGTAACCTGTTTACCATCAAATTTGTTGATTTGACATAAACATTAACTTGAATTGAAGAATCGTCAGGGGATGTTAAGGCATTGAAAGGCGCTACTACGATATACCCGTTGTATGCGGTATAATCAGACGATGAAAGGTTAAAACCTAACGTCGAATTATTATAAGGAGCATACACAAGTTCACGTGCGTAGCGAGCCCACGACCTCCAATGAGCCCATTGAACACAAAAAGTGATGGTTTGGGTTTCTTGTAAGTCAATGACGGCAGAATATTGTTTATTTAAACACAAATTTGTATTTATAACAGTATACTGCGCTACATTAGGCTCAAAAAGTATCATCATCTTACCTCGATGGTATTGACTACACACGAATTCAAAAGTAAATTCAATGTCGCCATGCCAAGACTCGAAGGGTTCCGCTACAAACGACATCGCAGTAGGTTGTACAAACAAATCTGCGAGACCGACTGCAGCGTAAGATTGAAGATTTGGTGTGACGCCACATGACCAAATTTTGACCATGGGGTCGTCGGTGGGTGCCCAGGTAAACTGGGTCAAGTAGGAAGGCCTAGCTGCTAAGTACGCGAAAGACATTTCGTCTTCCTCGGTCTCAGTAGCTTGGCCCCCTACAGTCAACTCCTGCTTTGGATCAAGAGTTATTTTGTGCGCCGTATCAAAACCGATGGTATTCGCACCATTTTGATACGGGTAGTTTTTCACAAGTTTCGGCGGTTCAATCACGCGAGGTTTTGACCAACCGAAAATTGATGCAATACCACCTAGCGCACCGAAAAACAAAGACGATGCCTTAGCGAACGGTTTAAGAATAGGAATAGCTGCGAGATGTTCGGAAACTTCACGAGCACCACTACTAAAACGTTCGACAGGTCCTGCTTCCCGTTCATCGACCTGCGATGATCTACCTTGAACTTTACTTTCGGTGGTGATTTGACATACTGTACCGGTGGGTGGTCCCAATTCTATATCGTTAACCCAAGCGTATACATAATATCTAACGTCACTTCCAGTACCATTCACGACCTCAGGGTCATTTATTGTAGTGAGAACAAGTACACCTAAGTCAGCTATATCTTGATAAGAAGATGTATCAGCTAGGGCATTGTTATCAGTATTGAACAAACGAGCCATCGGTTTGTGAAAAATAAAAGGTAATGTCATTTCGACAGGCTGATTTTCACGTACATCCATAACAATCGCCTCTTTCGATTGGGAAAGATAATTGATCCACGGATCACCCACTACCGGTGTAGAAGTATAAAAATCATATATACTATTCCGATTGGCGTGTGGTTGATACGAGATCAAAATCTTTCCATAATGGAAAGGGGTTCCAGTTAAAGATATACGCACACTCAAGTGCCCTCTAAAATAAGAGTAATTTTTCAATTTAGCTCTTACAGAGGGTTCGAGAGTGTATAAGTCCCAAACTTTGAGAGAGTACGTTGTGCTGGTTGATAAAGCAAAAACTCCATCGGATATTTTGATAGGTCTTGAAAAGAACTTATCAACATCAAGAAAATTTTTCTGCCCGTAGCTAAGATTAACATCATCAGTTTCATCAATATGATTTTGTTCTTCGCCTTGAGCTTCAAGTAAATTCTCGTTCCTCTGAAGATTATCAGCATCTACCATACCTGTCTTCATCTCACCAACAACTTCTGATTCAGTTTTTAACTCAGTGTAGCCAATTTTCTTTTCCAAAAAGGAAATTGTCAACTCTAAATCGGCAATGCGTGAAAGATAGGAAATACGTTCAATGTATTTACTAAATTCAGGTCCACTAACAGATGCCATCCGATTACGAAGCGTTGATATATTGATATTACGGAATAATACCGCATGCACGGGATCGGCCCGCAGTTCTGCCAGTTCTGCGTACAGATCAGGCAACATTTTATTAATTATATCTAAAGCGCACTGTATTACTCCTGGTGAAATCGTGCTCTCTCACACAGGGTTTGTCGATTTCGAGACAAAACGCACTTTTCCGTTTGTGAAACGTCACACCATTTAGCAGGTGCAAATGCTACATGTAGTGATTTCATTAGTCCCATGCAACCGGACCAATATATGCGTGTTACGCCCGCAACTCGGCATTTTAACGTCTGCCGACGTAATGCAAAGTTACTCACTTAACTTAGAAATGAGTTCATCATAGGATGGCAATGATGCCTTCCTATCGAATCGTTCATAAAAAGCTCGTGAGATAGGACGTATAATAAAATCATAATCCTCTTTGCAGTCAGACTTCAAACAAATTTCATAACAAAAAGAAATCAAAGTCTGTTCCATCTGAACGTCAGGATCCAATGCACTTGATGGCAACAAGAACGCACCCATCTTGAAGAGTACAGTCTCTTTAAGTGGAGCAACCCATCGATCAAGAGTATTATGGTACCGAAATGTTCGCTGAAGAAAACTTACATCTTCAAAATGAAGTAGATGGGTCATCTCGGCATCTTTAACGGCTGGTGTGAATTTCATACCATACACTTGCGCACAAAACTCAGAGTAGTCGATATTATTCATAAAAGTATAATCACTACAACTCGATGCTAGAATATCATCACCGTACGTACGTACACAAACGTTTTCATAGAAATCATCATCAGTGTGAGTATACCAATAATACATCATCAACAAAAGGCCAATTATACTATTGTTCTCGGCAGTACCCAATTTACCACTGGTCTGTATGGGAGCCTCAAAAACATCTCCATTCATTTTAATACGGGGAAATAATTCCTCTGTTAAAAGTCCACGAAGAATTTTTAGAGCATACTTATTATAACCTTTCTTCTCTGCAATCTTCTCAATTACAGAAACAGCGGCTAAACGAATCTCAAACGGAATTGTTTGATCAAAATTCGAATAATCGCCTTCCATAAACATATCATTATGTTTACGAAGATCGGTAAGAAGGGTATGAGCCCCACGATGCATATCTATACCTACTGCGGCAGAAAATACTTCAATATGAGGTATTATCGCCAAATAGATAGGATAAATGTACATTCGCTGAACAATAAGTAAATCAATCGGAGCTGCATAAAACACTCTAGTTTTACCTAGTCTATTTTTTGTTTCCAATCGAATCTCATCTTTAAGTTGAGCTGTATACTTAAAACCACATGTCTGACCAGATGCATATAGTGATATAATATCCGCTATCCGCACTTTAAGTCCATCATCTGGCTCTCTAATACAGTTATCAACGTCGACAAGGGGTAAGAGCTCATATTTCTTGCAGTTATATTGATCACCCGCACCAGTTCGAACATTAATACGTCGAGCAGAAGTGCCAGTTACACCATTAATTGCATTCTCCATAGGCAAAGGAGCTATACTTATATCAAGATCACTTGCTTTCTCCAAAATACGACTCACACATTTATCAAGAGGCGTCATATCAATCCCTTTATGTGCAATGCTCATCTTACGAAGAGCTATATTGTACGGGGAAATATAATTGCCATCCTGATCTATGAAGGGCTTCAACGGAGGAGGACCATACACAGGTTGTTTTTGTTCATCATATGCCTCATCAGGAAACGCATTTACAAAGCTATCATATAAGGGTGATTTTTCAACCTTCGAAGTATTGTTTATGCATATACGATCGCGTGTTGCGCCAAAATAACGAACCCCATCTAATAACTCATGCCGAAATGGTGATTTACGACTTGGAGTGTTAAATTGTTCAACGTCAATTTGTCCTTCTGATCTCAATGCTAAATACATACTACTAGTATTGAGAGTTGTTATGGCAGCATCTATATGTGAGCGTGTAAAAGGAGCAGCGAAACACTGCGAACCTTTTGCGCTTGCCATATGTATACCACACACAACAGTGTGTCCATCAATGATAGCAACAACGGGTTTACCACATTGTGATACCCCATGGTTATCCCAATAGTATGTCAAATGTTTCGAGAGTTTAAACTCGCTATGTCTTGCTTGAGCTGGGACACTAACCTCACGTTTAACTGGTATAAGATCTTGTATGTCGCCATAACGGTCCATGCTCATCATTTTTATCGTACGGTCCCACGGTATATCCGTAGTAATATAAGGAGTTATGTCCTTAAAGTTACGATTTGTTGAAAACAGCACGATATCATCCGCTACAGCTACAATATCTTTTACGCGGTATAAGCGCGAAGACCACTGCGTGCAATCATCACCATTACCATTACAAGGGAATTCTATTTCCCATGTGCCGGTAAGTGGCAATTCACCAAGTGAATGTTTGTTGCATATTGCAACACTTCCCTGTATTCCAAGGATGTGCGTACAAATGCGTTTTTTACGCTCATTCACATATACACGTACCACATTGCGATTAATACGCCGCATGATGTTATAACTATCATTGCGACTCATAGTTGAGTTACAAACAATTTCCATACTGTTCCAAACCTTATCAATTTTCGCCCTTATAGGAACGAATTTATTGTCAGAATCAGAAAGACGTTCTATCTCTAGAATTCTCTCCGAGCCCTCACCATCTTTAATAAAACTTGAAACGGCACCCTCAGTCCTAAGTTTATTGAAAAACATTTTATAAGCATAATACATTGCTAATACTGTACTAGATGTTGCTAAAAAAGCAGACACCCAAGGCAACTTATCACGTTTCTTTTCAAGATCATATAAGTATGCTTTAGCACGATAACAACATTTACTATATAAATTATCTAAATAAACCCGCAAAAATTTCAATTTAATGTCAAATTTGCTAGCTGTACCAAGTGGTAACAACCAAATTAAGTACAGCAACACATAAATAAAGATACACAAAATACATCCTATTATAGGTGGTACAAAGTTGTAACTAAAATTTAATAATCGTGGTTTGAAAGCATCCCACGCAAACAAAATATATGAGTATAAAAGTAATACATAACTTTTGAGATATGCATAACCATAAAGTATACTTTGTGTTGAGATATTCGTCAAAACTGACGATTCACTATGTAAACTGTCATAATCTAACGGATATTTTTCCTCACGATCGACATCAAAATTCTTACGAACTTCTTGCTGTGCCTCAATATGTGTTGTAAATAACTCACGCAAACACGTCTCGAGTTCATATATATCTCCATATTGCAATATCACATCATCTTCTGAAACCAAATTAGAACGAGGGATCTTAATCTTAACGGTGAACAACCACCTGTCAAGTAAATTACCACCCGCCTCAATAGACTTCATGGAATCTAACGCAACACCATTTGCAACACGAAATTCCTGTTTAACAACTGGCTCAATATATATAAATCTACGACGATATGCCGATGGGTTATTGTATAACTCATCAAGATTTAGGGATTCATTGTTCGTGTCTATGACAACAACTTCCGGCATGACATAAACAGATCCTTTCTTATCTAAAGCAGCCATATTAACTGCATGAGGTAAAGAGTCTATAACGGAACACAACTCATCAATGGCTGGATCGCCACGGCGCTGAACTTGAGACTTTTTCAAATTACCAAGCTCTGAATAATGAATATATGGGTGCGAATAAGGTTCGTACCCTTCCCAATAGTCAGAGTTGTGTATACGAGTATACACTTGTGTAAGTGAAAAAGGTCTACCTTTTATCTCAGACCATAACTTCAAAGTATGTGTAAGAATTCGTGATTTTCCAATGCCAGGATCCCCATAAATGAGAATTCCAACAGGCATGTCACGATCCCGTCCGTCAATTTTAACGCGTACTCGATTCGCAGCAGCCTGAAATTTGGCTACCGCATAATCAATTGACTTAAAAGAACGACTATAAGGGTACACGGTTTTCTTAAGAGCAGTTAAAGTATCAACAGCCTTAGACAACTCAGAAACAAAGAGTTTCGCACACATTTGTCCTCGAACAGGTAAACCTGTATATAAATGATCTTCCATGTGCAAGACTTTGTTTCCTTCAGAAAGAGTTTTCTCAAGGGGATTGTCGGAAAGCAAATACTCGGTAAAAGGTACACCTTTTGCCAACATATCAGCCATCCGTGCAAACTTACTAATCTGCTCTAAAAGAACAGGAATGAAGTCAACTACAGGTAAGGTAGGAACCTCACCGAAGATACATTTCACCTTGTCGCCTATGTCATGATTGAAGATCTTAAGACTCACCAAGGACACTATCAATGTACGAATACCAGTCAGCAGCGAACTACTGAGTATAGTATTCACAAATACAGTGAAATTGTCCGACATCTCAGCCCAACCTTCTGTCCGTATCGGCCAGAGGGGATAGGTGAGATCGACAAATGTCCTAATATATGACATAATAGTTTTCGACATTTCTGTCATATTTACAAAGAAACTTCTGCAAAAAGAGTATGTACAGGCCATATAACCTGCAAATGAATCACTTTTATACAATTGATGTAAAAATGCTATTATGTCAAATAGAAGGGGGCATTTTTCCCACAATGATTGAATTTGTGAGTGATCAAAAATATCCCATATCTTTGCACTTGAAATGTACATAGATGAGATACCTTCGCTAATTAGCGATTCGGTAACCCAGGGAAATTCATCATCATAACAAAATTCATCATCCAAATCTAGACCGAAAAGGTCGTTGATGATGCAGTCATCGTCCAATCGCGCACTGCGACGGTTCGATTTAGCTTCGGGTTCTGGAACGTCATTAACCTTTATGTCATCGACTCTTCGATGACGAGCTATCTCTTTAAAAGATACCTCTTCAGTAATGACACGCATTCCTGCACGTCGAGATGCAATTTTGTTAGACTTTTCAGCCTTACGCTTACGGTCTCGACGATTATTTTTGAGTTTATACTTGAGCTTCAAATCATGACGATTGTCGACTCTAGTATGCGTAACTCTATCGTTCCTTTCGGAACGATATTTTGAACGCACCTCTATCAAGGTGGATTCGGTTTTTGCAGCGAAATATTTCTCTCGAGCGGCTTGAATTTTCCGTTCGAGATTCAAAGACTCTGCAGCGGTGGGCTGACGCCCATCCAATTCAGTGAGGAATTCCTCATTGATTCGGCGCTTAATGCGCCTAAATGCCGCAGTTGGGTTACTTACGGCTCTATGGCTATTGCCACGGTTATTGATGTTTAAATCAGCGTACTGTGTCTCTCTTACTAATGTCGTACAAACACTAGCAAGGTCCGACCCGTTACGTGGGTGAGACGATCGAATCCTTTGATTTGTTTAAAGTGCCCGATAACACTAATCCGTAAGGTGGAATAAGCCAGGGTATAGGATTTTAAGGATCCTGAACCTAATTTTACTGCCTTTATTGGCACTTTATACATTGTCAGATATATAAAGAATAACAAATGCGAATAAAATTCGCGGAATTAGACAAAATAATGCGTAACGATCCACGATATATTCGTATACAATACGTAACATATCGCCCATTACTACAAAATATGTCTAAAAAGGCCTCTGACAAGACCAAACGCTATTTCAAAGCATAGCTGCTTTAAATAAGATTTTGAAGGATCTTGAACCTAATTTTAATGCCTTTATTGGCACCTCATGCACTGTCAGATACATGTGGAGTAAATTAAATGCAAACAAAGTTTGCGGGGCGACAAAACAATGTGTGACAATTCACGATATATTCGTATAAATACGTAATATATCGCCCATCACTACAAAGAATGTCTAAATGGCCTCTGACAAGGCCAAACGCTATTTCTAAGCATAGCTGCTTTAGAAGGTAACTAGTACCGGTGTAAGGTACATTATACACCAAAGAGTATGAGGGTTAAACCCC